CTTGTAATGCACAAAATACTGTATCTTGCGCTTCATATCATCATCTTCACGATAATTACGGCGTATGGACAATATCTGCCCATTGTCCTGACTAATTGTCACCACATAGGGCACTTTTATGCCTGTGGGTTCTCCATCATCATCTTTCTCTTCATAGCCCTCTATATCCAGATCCACATGACACTCCAACAAAGTGCAGTCATAATCTATCTGAGAGGGCGTCATACCATCAATTCTGTTAATTTCATCGCTTACAGAATCGCCCTCAGACTGCCCCGGAAGCACCGGAATATCCAAATAAAACCCTGATATTTGCTTCTTTCTAAGCTCATTTAGCGATATTCTTAACGTTTGCGTAATATTTGGGCAGGTTTCAAGGTCAGAAGTCTCATACGGCACCACTAAATGCTCTGCCGGCACAAATTTTGACACCGCTCTGCCTAAATTTTCGTCAAAATACACTTTTTTAAACGTTGAACCGGCCAAAGGCAGGTAAAAAAGCATCTGATCGAGCTCAGGTGTGTACTCTTCCATTACATTTGTGATGTAATAGTTCATAAATTGCCTAACACGCTGCGATTGCTGCTGTTTATCGCGTGTTTCGGCCCCAACTATGGCTGTTCGGACAGGACCCGAGGCCGGAAGTAGCTCATTAAACGCCTGTGCTTGAAATTGTGTTGCCGCTTCGGCCAAAAGAGGGTGTGTAACGCCCGAAGAACCGCGAAAAGGCTGTGTTCTTTCCTCATAATTGAACCCTAACAGCTCCAAACCGTTGGCATAGGCGTCTTCCCACTCCTGACGACTGGCTTTATTGGCATCAAACTCGCTTAAAAGCTCTCCTGCAATACGTCCAAGCTCTCTATCTGGCATTTCTTCGGCTAAATTTGCGTAAAAATCATCGCTTGTGCCTCTTTGATCCATCGGCTCAAAGTCTACAGTCACACCGCCATCGTCCTCAGCAGTAATCTCTATATCCATATTCTCTGCTTCAACATCCATATCGACCATCGCCGTTGGCTCCATACTGCCCGGAACCTCTAGCTCTACTTCTGCGGCCAGTTCTTCTGGATCAAGCTGTGATGGTATTCCTTTTTCAATAGCCATAGTAACTCCTTTTCGTTACCCTATCATAAACGGTTGATAAGCGCCAATACCTTTTGGACCCTTAAACATATCGCGTGCTACATCAGACAATCCTGCTATACCGCCCTCCGCTTTCTTCTCTACTTTTTTTGGTAAATTTATAGTATAGGATAAAAGCTGTTTATCTCCTATCATAGCACCTTTTCTAAATTGTCTAGGGGTATCTAATATTATTAACTCTTCTTCAGCAGGATTACCTACAAACTTCACATCGTCAATATCGATAAGTTTTTCAGTAACAACCTTTTTTTGATCTTTTAACTTCTGTAATCCCGCCTGCTCCATCATGGCCAGTGTTTCTGGATCTTTTGTACCAAAAAGTTGTAGCTCGGTATAGTTCTCCACTCTTCTTACAGGAATTTTACCGGAAGGGAATGTTCGTTTTAACATTCCTTTCATTGCAGCCTCGTATGCGGGATAATCCTCATCTGTAATGGCCTCTATCAAAGCATCGCGATCGTTATTAAAAGTATAACGATTTAGTTTTTTACCTAATTCAGGAAACTCTAAAAGGGCCCCCTCTTCATCCATAGCTTCAAATAAGGTGTCAATGTCTTGTTTTGTAGTAGTTGACCCACCCCCTGCTGCCTCCGTTAAAAATTTCGCGACAGAACTACGTTGATCGCCAATACCACGACCCTTGGGCACTTCTGTAAAAGGAATGTCCCCCGCGGCGGATTTAATTACATTTTTGTAATTATCACCACCCTGTACCAAAACATTATCATACCCCTGCATAGTTTCTGCAATCTTACTCATCTCATTTGGATTATTTACAAAATCTTTAACTTTGTCTTTTGTCATTAATTGATCGTAGTTCTCTATCGGAGTGTCCGCACGTATAAGTCCGTGTTTCGCGGACAATATAGCGACATCTACGTTTTCAGGCACACCCGCTTTCTTAATTGATTGAAAGATAGGACCTAAATATCTATCTAACGCTTTCATATTGCCAACGTCTGGACATTTAGTACTACCACAGGACACAATTAATAACTGACGGCCTTTTTTAGCTTCATTCGGAAAAAGACTTGTTGTTTTCGCTGTAGTGCCAGAGGGAAACATTTTTGGGATGATGCTTGAGGGTATATCAAGGTTAAGATCTTTTAAGCCCTGTGTTGTATCCACACTTAAAAAATCATACTCATATTCTCCCCTAGGCTTTTGTTTAATATTAGGGTATGCCTCCGGTCTATAACCTAAAGGAGGGGGACCCTCATAATTTTTTGGGACCCCGTATGTAGGAGGGTCTAACCCACGATCTTTAAAAACTCTATCAAGTAAGGGGCCATTTCTTTCTGAACGTAAAGGGTCCCCGGCACTAGCTCCAAACTTAATTCTATATGCTGCATCATCAACACCATCAGAAACAGTATGGTGTGTTTTATATTTGATGTTAAATAATTCAATTAAATCTTGTTTATCCATTTTCATTAAATTATCGTAAGACTTGTCCTTCATAAAATTATGAAGGATTTTGTTCATCTCAATGGTTTTAATATCTTGTTCCTTCAGTTCAGCCGCTCTCACGGGTTTTGTAATATTACGATTGGGCCTTATAGAGTTTACAAATATTCTGGAGATATCACTATCTAAAGCTCTTGCTTGTGCCAAAGGTCCGCCTTTAAGAACAGTCTTGGCAACTTTACCTACTTTAGCCGCAGGAAGCACTTCTCCTGCTTCTTTTAAAACAGGGGGAACTAACACAGTCGCCCCCATTCCCGCAAGAACATCGCGTCGTGACACGCCCTCCTTAACCGGAGCCTTTTTAACAACATCATCGGCTGCGCCTAACAAAAACAATTCTTTTAAAGCATCAACGCCTGCTGTAACAGAGGGTTTTATAACATTGCGTAGAGCATACGCCCCCGCAGGTAAGGCTAATATACCTGTCTCCACAGCAGATCCTGTATAATCACCCTCTTTCAAAGCCCTACCTGCACGCTGAAACCCAGTCACCGGATTCATATCTACTGCCAATTTTGTAAAGGGCCGTAGTTCGGGTGGTATGTACCGGGTTACATCCTTGCCAAAAATACCAAAGCGTTGTTCAGTCATCAGTAGTACGCTCTTACCTGCACGTTGTTGTCATCCTCATCCCAATCGTCACTCGGTAGCTGCACAAAATTACCCTGACGATACCGCATCAAAGCTTGTGTCATACTATCCACAAGGTCATCATACTCCCCATTTGGAAAAGCTGCAACCTCCTCTATCATCTCATCCGCAAACTTTGTGTCTGGTGCGTACACCATGCCCGCTTCGAAAAGCACCGATACAGAGTGCACGCGCGTCACCTTATCATTACCTTTACTCGGTGTAAAGTTAACAACAGGTATACCCATGTTCCGTAGTTCGTGGGTCAAGGGCAGCCCCGTTGCTTTCGCTTCTATAATAATCGTATCCGGCTCCCAATACTTATATTGCTCCAACGCTACCTGCTTTAACTCAGGAAAGTCCCACCTATCCTTTTGACTATCAAGAAGTATCAATGCCGGGGGTCCCCCTGCTTCTTCCGGATAAAATACGCCCCATGTCGTTATCGCGCTATAGTCCGATGTCTCGCGTTTCGTAAACGCCGTATCATAGCTCTGTATCACATACTCAAGATTGGGTACATTATCCTGCTCCCACTTCTTCCACCACTCTCTGGGTATAATCGCATTCTCCTCACCCGTCGGATTCTGTTGATACTGCGCGTTCCATTTACTAGGAGGAATTGACGCGCGTACCGCGGTCAAATCATCAAGGCTCCAGAACTCCGGCCAACAGGGACTGCCATCCTCAAAGATCGCCGGTAACTCCACAACTTCCCACTGGTCCGCTAACTCATCCTTTGCCATTGCACGCAGCAACTGTCCCGTCATATCCTTCT